TAACACTTCTCAAAGACGGCGCATACGAATCTTTCGAAGATTTCGAAGAAGCTGCAGTCAATGCGCTTGAGGGTAAAGCAGAGAGCTTAACCAAGTTGGTGCGATATATGCCAATCTATCGATCATACTACTATCTCAAGAGAGCCCAGGAGGCGTTATGATGCCAGACGAAATAGAAGGAAACGGAGTTAAGTTGACTGTTGGCCCTAACATGATCAAGTTAGTTCTGGCACTTGCTGTGCTAGTCGCCGTATTGATGGGCGATACTGGGGCAATCCCGTCATTCTAACGCTCGCAAGTGCAACTAGCGACACCGTTGCCACAAATGAGGCATATAGCCCCTATTTGCAGCGATTTTTGGTCAAAAAAGTCGCATATTTCGTCAATTATGCCTTCCCAGTCAGCGTCATCTATCCAGTCGATTTCCCTGGCAACTTGCTCGTCTTCGTCTGTGATTAGATCGTCATCGTAGTCTATCCAATCTTCAAGGTCTTCCTTAATCAGCATCCAATCAGTCATTGCATCGACTCCTTGCAAGTGTTGCATATCCACATTGACGGATATTTGTCTGATTTATTACTCCTGTAATACCAACTGTCTTTTGTTGGATCTGGAAATTGATTGCAGGTGTCGCACAATAATTCTACACCTCTGAATTGTTCCTCTAATCTTTTCGTAAATGACGGCATCATGTCCACCTCTCTTCTAACTCATCACACGCAGCTAGAATCCTCTTTCTAACTGAGACTGTATCTTTCAGACCCAACTCATGCACGACAGATCGTGCCTTCCTAGGATCGTTCATCATTGCCCTGGTTGCTACTGCAACCCTGGCACACAATGCAGCCTTGATCTCTCTCCTGTTCATTTCTTCACCTCGCTTGCTCTTCTGAAGCTCTTTGTTGGTTTGCCTTTGTATGCCATTTTGTTCTGTCTCTCCTGGTCTATTGCATGAAGAGGCATATAGGACGGTCTAGGCTCTACAATTGTTCGTTGTTTTCTCCCTCTACGACCCACCTTGCGAAAGATCGTTGCCCGATTGCGTTTGCCGCATCCGTGGCAGATCTTGTCTAGCTTGTGCACCGTTGGTTCGACATTGTACACCCATATTCGTCTGCATCTGGAACAATGCCATAGACCTCTTCGCATGGTTCAGCGGAATTGTGGGGGCATATAAGAACTCCCCACAATTCAATGTAGAGCAGTCTGCTTGTAATAAGTCCCCACATTTCAGCGAAGGTATAGGGGGGTACTCAAAAAATGATTAAGAACGGGGACATTCATAGGTGGGTGTGGTGGGACGCACCGGAAATCAAGATTAAGTGCGGTCACGGGTCGGACGAGGGTATGATGGAGAGCCTTATTGTCGCGGGCGCGTGTATTTTGACGATATTTGCCGTTTCTTGGGTACAATTGCGGCTAATAGCAGGTATTTTAACCCAAAAAGTGGCAGAATTGGATGCAAATCTGGCAAATGCTATACAAATGACAATCGAGAAGCTGCCAATCGGGGATATTGAACCGCCAAATCCGTTTCAGGTCATGCTTTTGCAGCTAATGCAAGACAAAATGGCAACAAGTCCGGCAAAAGTGATCGCTAGAGACGAACAAGGGCTATTTACGGCTGAAAGTGAAACTGAAAGTAAATAGGCGAGGTTTTGTCTGGGCTAAAACATGGCACGCCGCCGAGCTAAGAAAAGAACACGCCGAGGCCCAAAGGCTGTAAGCGTAATTAACGCAATGGAAGCATACGCATATGCTAATTTACTGAGTCAAGGATTAGCAGGGTCATCGCCCTGGGAATTCGTGACTGGTGGATCTGATATTGGTTATACATCGATGTCTGGATCTACCGCTATGACGCTCGTTGGAGCAGACAAACTCAGTTTAACTGAATTAGTCACTTCTCCAGATGTTGCTTTTGGTGCTATGCAGCAAAACTTCGCTGCAAATTACCAATCAATGGCAATACAGGCGGCCACGATTGGGATTTCTTTCCGTCTCGGCAAGAAATTGCTAAGGAGACCAATCAGTTCAGTTAACAGGAATATCATGAAGCCGCTAGGAATCGGCATTAAGCTCTGAGGTGATTAAGAATGGCAACGAATACTTGTAATGGAAACCTAGTCTGTTCAGATGGAACTAACATACCGCTAAAAGCAGAGATCGCAGAAGGCACAGAATCGGATCTGACTACGGATACCGCATACTGTGTGTCCGCACAAAACATAGGAGATTACGCTCCAGGTAAAACAGTCGTCTCTGGAATTGTGACCGCTGATAACTCGATTTCTTACGCCTACATTCTTTCCCAGGGTCTAGTTGCAGCCATTATCCCAGTTGGAGCAAAAGGCCAGGCTCAATTCCAGGACGCACTATGCGCTCCTTACAGATTGAAGGCCGGAGATAAACTCCGTGTACTAACACTAACTGCAGCTGCTCGTAATGCAGCTGTCTGTGTGTACACCGCTCAAGGAACTTCCAGAATCTTTGTGAATACTCCTTCTGGAGCTGCTACTAACGAACTGGTAGATCTCCAAACTTCAAATTCCGTGGGGGACACTTTGCAAAATCAACGCATCGTGAAAGCCTTCGGAACATCTGTCGATGGCAACAAGATAGAAACTCCAGGCGCAGTTGTTGTGGATAATTTAGGAAATGTAGTCGGTGCAATCGGGCTACCTTCTCCACAATTACAACAGCCGCAATTTACTGGCAAGTCTATTCCTGTACAATTGAATTATGAAATGCAATTCTTGACTAACGCATAGGTGGGCTAAATGAAGAAGTCAACCGAGAGGCGAAGAATTGCCGGAATGAAGAAAGACGCACGCAGGTTGTTTATGCACGGGCTTATCTCGTCTGGATCTCTTGATTCTATGACCAAGGCATTAACTAGCGCAGAAAAGAAACTATGAGGTGTCGGATAGATGCCAATTGAGACTAGACCAGGTGTTGTCGGCCCAGGAGCTAGGCCGCCACAATACCCATTACCGCCAGGTTATGTTCCTCCGCCAATTGGTACACCAGAGCCAAGACCAGGCACAGGAGCAAGTAATTCAGACACTAATGGTAGCGATACTAACAATAATCAGTACAATCAAGCACCAATGCAGGGGTTTGACGGCTTCTTTGGCTTCTTTTTGCTACTATTGGGGATGAAATAATGCCATTACCAAACGCAACACCTCGAGAAGGTAGAGTCTACGCACTATTGAAGGGTCAAACGCTTGAAACTTTGACCGGACAATTAGCTCCAGGCGAGTTCCTACCAGAAGTTGGCAATCCAATTACAATCGAAGAGCTAAACGAGGACGAATTACGACGACTTGTTCTGGTGAAACTAGCTGTTGAGTCTGTTAGAGCAGACTGGATAGGACTAACGAGTTGAGAAACATGCCACTACCAGATGCTAAACCCAGTACTAGGATCTATGAATTGTTGAAGACTACAGATCTTGAGAATATTACATTTAATCAATTTCAGGGCGTAGCCGAAAAAATATTTGCAGAGCAGGGTGCAGAAGACGAGCTACGAAGAATTGTACTGGTAAACCTGGCACGACTTAGCGTTGTTGGGGAATGGACTGGGCTTACTTCAGCAGGTGGTGGTGGTGCATATTCTAAATTGATTAATCCTAAAGATGTGACACCTACAACCTGGACTGAAGAATTATTTCAACCAATGTACCCATTGAATGTGACAGGTTCAACATCAACAACCACTTCATCAACATACAGGTCATATTATTGGTATTTTCCATTCTATGCAAATGGAGACGGAAAAATTACAGATTTACGGGTTGCTGTGACGGCTGCACCGACAGGTGATCAAACTGCGCTTGATGTAGCGATCTACGACAGCGATGACGAAGGATGGCCACAGACTAAAATTGGAACTGCTTCAATAGATATAACTGCAATAAATGAAGACTTGTCTACGACTATAACAGAAACCTCAACAGATTCAATGACCTTAGAAAAAGGTGGTTTGTATTGGATAGGCTACAAAGAAAACGGCACAACAGGTTTTGCTAGGTTAAGAGCTGCTACTAATGCAAGTAATTCAACTTGGGGAGTTGGTGATGGTGGAGTAAATATTCTAACAGTTGTCAATTGTATAGCATCACTTACAGACCCACCTCCTGCCACTTGGTCAAATGCAAGTGATTTCACCGCTACTGGCACAAAGCAAGTAATTATTGCTGGTGGTGTATATTCGTGACGATTCCTATTGATATTGTAATTGATAATTTGCGCCCAGAAAGAGACGAACTCTTACAATTAACTGATTCTTGGATGGCTTCTGATAGAGGTTTAACCCAAGAACAAACTGACGAACTTTTAGCATATCGTCAAGCTCTTCGAGATTTTCCTGCAACAGTCAATGTTGAGGCTATTGTATGGCCGTTAATTCCAACTTGGATGGTGTGAGAGTGTGCCTAAGCCCAAGCCGGACAACATCATTCGCCACGAGATAGTCTTAGGCAGATCAGAGCGTGAATTACTCGATACCCTGGTCACAGCAAATGCAGCTACCAAAGTCGTTGTTCAACCGTTGGTATCTTTGTTATCAGAACCTCAAGCATTGTTGGCATTGTTTGCTATTCTGGAAGGGCTAGGAATTACTGATTTTATTCCGGCCAACATTCTAACACTTCTCAAAGACGGCGCATACGAATCTTTCGAAGATTTCGAAGAAGCTGCAGTCAATGCGCTTGAGGGTAAAGCAGAGAGCTTAACCAAGTTGGTGCGATAT